TTACTATTCTCAACATCATAACGATACTGATGAAATCCTTTCAGATTACCTGTATCATACTCACCTTCCATATAGTTAGTGGGTCTGCATACATGCTCAAATGGAGAACCATGAATCTTTCCTCCATTAATAAGCTTATAGAATATCTCCTTACACTTTTCTGGATCTGTATTAAGCTTTCTATAGCTTACCTGAGCACAGCATGCTACTGATATATCCTTAGCATTCTTATCCGTATTAGAAACATAAGGAGTATGCCATTCACCATACTTAAGCAGATCTGGCTTAGACTCATCATAAGCAGCTTTCATCTTCTCAGCCAGTATTCTTATCTCAGGCTGTGCTTCTGCTGATATCCTGAGATTAAAGAAATTCTTAAACTGTGAACCAGTAAGAATAGTCTTAATAGTCTCAAATGGCTCAAGCAGTCTGTTTACATCTTGCTTATGAGCACCAAGCTTAATTAACTCCCTTACATTCTCCATCATCTCTTTTCTGGCTTTACCCCAGACAAGATCCATCTTGCATTTAAGTACAGGATCTTCTACTATCTCTCCCTGCATTCCTGCTTGATTATAAGTCCAGATAGGATTTACTGGATTCTCATACATAATACTAAGAGTCTTCTCAATAGGAATAGCTCTTGAACTGGCTGAATTTCTTGAGAATACCCTGTGAGTAAGAAGCTGAGCATGGATATATCTAGGATACTCAAGCTCAAATGTAGTAACTCTGTTCTCCTCAGGTGAGATCGAGTCCTTTATAATCTTTGCCTTTATTGTACAATTCACTTATAGTTACCTCTATTTCTGGTTTACCTGGTTTAATACCACCATATTCCCAAGAACCTTTCCTAACATGCTTATAGTCATCATCATCTATTATGTGACATTTAACCAAAGCATCCTCAAGAAACTTATCCACCATAGCTACCACATTAGTAACATCATGCCTGCGTCTGTCACCAAAGTAGACTTTGTAATGGATACTTACAGCTTCAAAATGATATTTACATTCAGATAATTCTTTCATAACCAATTCAGTGTATTTCTTCTTCATCTGATTCTTGGTTATGTAATATAAATTTCTGAATGTATTCAGATTGACACTGTAAAAACGCTTCCCAATCTGAATTTCAGTAGGAAGCGTTAGTATTATTTCAGTTGCTGTTTCAGGCATTAAAATGGCATACCTGACTCAGACTCCTCTTCTGTAGTAGGAGCATCATCAGGTTTCTCAACAGCAGAAGGTGTTACTTCATTCCTGCCATATACATCAAAGATCTTACCAGCCTTCTCCTTCATGAACTTATCAGCATATGTACTAGGAGCATTATTCTCAATCTCAGAGATAGTCTGGTTATTAGTATTGTAGATCTTATCAATAGCATTAGTATCCTTAATCTTACCTGAAGACTGGGATTCATACTGCTTTCTGATAATACCTACATTGACAGTCTTACCATCAAGACCATCAATTACAAATGCAGGCTTATTCTCCTTGGTTTTAGTCTCCCAATTAGTTACCTCAACCATCTTCTTAGTCTGAGTAGATTCCTTCACAGACTTTCCAAGAGCAATCTTGGTAAGACTATTAAGAGTAATATAACCAGGCTTTACCTTCTTATAGGTATCACCCTTCTTAGTCTTGAAATCCTTAACAATAGGAGCAGAGTGCTTACCATCACCATCCCAAGTTACAGCAATAGTAAAGTTATGATCTCCTCCCTTAATGTCAAGAGTAAGATGAGCCTCTACTGCATTCTTAACATTCTGGATAAGATAATGAGACTTGACAGTAGCGGTATAAATACCAGTATCAAGTACAAATGAACCAGAAGTATCCTTATCCTTTACAAGTGAATCATCAACATTTCCAAAAATATTCATTACTTAGTTTCTCCATAATACTCATTATATCTGTCAATTACGAACTGACAGTCTGAATCAATAAATGTTTCTTCCTTGCTCCACATACCAAGTGGAGATCTAATTCTTGTTCCAGTAGTATCCTTGGTTATACGAGTCTGGAATACATACTTATAACCGAGATCTCTGTCCTCATCAGTAATAATCAGATGAGGATTCTCATAACCCTCAAGAGCACCAATAGGTACTTTCTTGGCAAGAATTACATTACTGAACCAAGATTCAATACCAATATTATTAAGTGCTCCTTTAAGCTTGATGAAAGACTCAGTAATACCTTCATCATTAAGCTGATCTGTAATATGGGCAGTCATAATAACAGATTGAGGTGCAGCTGCTACTCTCTGTTGCATAAGAGTCTTAAAGAACTGCTGATAGTCATTCCATGCTACCATAGTATTCTTACTGCCATAGACATATTTATTCTCAAACATATCCATAAGATAAGTAAGAGAATCAATAACAACAGTATCACACTTATCAGGATTATTAATTACTTTTACAAAATCAGTATTAAATGACTTAACTGGATCTGTAACAGTTACATTCATGAAATTATTCTTGAATGGAATCTCCTTACCAGACTCACAGTTAAAATAAAGAACATTACCCTTAAGATTACGAAGAGAGCAAGTCTTACCTGATGCAGACTTACCCTCAATAAGTACAAGACGTTTATTTGTCTTCATTAAATATTACCTCTGGATCCAGCTTAAGATATTTCATTACCATATCTCTAGCTTGCTTAATTTTAGCATTAAGTGTAGTGTTTCTTAGCTTATCATTAGCAGAACACCATCCTGTAGCAAAACAAAGAACCCCACAAATAGATACTAGAGCATCTCTGTCTACCTTAATTACTTGAAAACCCGAATCTTCCATACATGATCCTTAACTGCAATCACATAATGGTTATCACACCAATACCTTACTGTCCTTTCACTAACACCAAGTGCTAGTGCAACAATCGAGGTAGAAACATACGTAACAGGAGTATTATGTCTGAAATTAGGCTTTAACCAATAACGATTACCATCTACAACTACACTAGCTTTCTCTAAAACAATTTGCTTCATAATATATCCTCCACTTCCTTATCAAATCTGGTTCTTATATATCTAGGGAATCTAAGTTTATTGGTATCATGGTTAAACTCGCGGTACTCAACCTGAATGATTTTACCAATTAACTCATCCCTATGTTCCCAGAGTTTCTTACGTTCATCAGATGTAATAGCCATTGAACCAATATGACCATACTTAGTATCAAAAGCTCCAAGCATTCCTTTAAATTTACCAGTACCCTCAATTACATTTCTTACTCTGAGATCTACTGATCTAATAGGTACATGCTTAAGCCAGATATCTCCTTTACGTACTACAATACCTTCATATCCTTTAAGTAAAGCCTGATGAAGAAGATTATCCATATCCCTCTTGGTTAGATTGGTTCTCATTCCTACAATCAGTCTTGTATCAATAGGAGACAAGCGATAACAATTACTACGAATACAGTCATCTTTCCTAGACTCATTTCTTAATTCAGATACTGACTCACTCCAACTGCCTGCATAATACTCACAATCAGTAACAGGAAGCTTATCAGCATTATCAATATGGATACCATTTCTGGTATAGACTTTACCATCCTTACCACGAAGAAGTCTTACTCCATCAATCTTATAAGTAACCATCCAGTCACCTCTAAGATCTTCTCCTTTGTAGTAATCTACTTTAACCCACCATCTACCACATGTGTTCTTTTGCATTCTATTGCTCTCTATTGAGATAAATTAAAGGAGGTATATAACTATACCCCCAAACCAATATAACTCATCCTAGCTTATTTCTGAGGCCTTAGCAGGGATTTTAATACAGTAGACTCCAGTTCTGCATCAGTAAGTGGATCAACCAGCTTAGAATTAAGTTCTATTATCTTAGCCTCAAGATCATCTCCTGATACTCCGTTATCTATCAGTACTCTTCCATACCTATAGAGCATATTATTCCTATCCCCTACATCAGTATTCCTGATAAACCAATTCTCAAGCTTATTAAGATCAGCCTTAAATCCTTTAGCTGAACCCTCATTGATATTGGAATCAGGGATATATCCAAGTGGATCGAATAATTCAAGTTCATCAGAATTATTTATATATATTAATCCTTTATTAGTAGACCATTTCCTAGACCTTTGGAAAGTCTGCATATCTACTTCAAAAGGTAACGTATTAGCAATATTCTTCATGAACTCTTTATAGATGTCCTCTTTAAGATTGAGAGTATATTTGATAGGAATAATAACTCTGAATCTCTGGTTATCATCTGTATATCTCTTGGTAGTATAGATTACATAATAGTATTTCTTAAGAATATCTCTTACGAACTTAACTTTAGAGCCATGATCTACATCAAGTACAATCATATTAAAACCAGTCTGAATATGATTGCCATCCCTGTGATTACCAATATTAGGATCTGCATCAGGAAGTAAATGATGATTGACCCAGTTAAATCCATTAATTTTACCTAGGTTGGGTAAATCAGTAAAAGACATAAACTTATTCTGATAGTTATAAGCATCATGCTTGGACATACTAATAATCAGATGAGTTAAGTCTGTTTGCTGATATTTCTCAGCACAGGTATAAATTAATTTATTCTTACTAGATCTGTATCTCCTTATCGATATACCTCTGTAATATCCCCATTCTACTGCTCTAAGGTAAATTTCATCTCTCTCATTCTGTTTACGATAGAACGGCAGTTTCTCCATAATATCAGTATCTGTCTTTGGTTCATTTACTTCAGCAAGATACATAGCTAACTTAGCATAATTTGCTGGCTGATTAACTATCTTCTTGAAGCAAGTACCTGAATCCTCAGAGAACTTAATAGCCTGATATAAATCATTAAGAGTTACATGATCTCTATGGTCAATAAATGCAAGAGCACCTGCAAGCTTAAGAGTCTTAAAGAATCT